GATAGCCGGTTGGTTTATTGGTCAGGACTTGTCCGGTAACCCGGCGAGTTATAAAGTCGCCCAGCAGCAAAAGCTGTTCCGCCTTAAGGGCCGCGGCCATGGCGAGTGGTTACATAAGAACCTCAAGGTTTCCATCTCACAGATTCGCCATTCAACTAGTAATAGTACAAAATATGGAACATTCTCTGTTGTTTTAAGAAGTCTTCTCGACACCGATAACAATGTTGTAGTAATGGAGAGATTTGATAACTGCACCCTAGATCCTACCTCCCCAAATTATCTTGCACGAATAATCGGAGACAAATATACAAAATGGGATGAGAACGAAAGGCGCCTAAAGACATATGGCACTTATGAGAATAACTCGAAGTTTATATATGTTGAAATGGACGAAGCAGTCGATATGGGCGGCCCAGACCCTCGGTATCTTCCCTTTGGTTATTATGGGCCCCCAGTCATGTCACCAATTATTTCTGGGTCGGTCATCGCAGGCATCGCAAATAAATTCATGGTTGTTTCCGGCGGCATCTCGAATGGGCATGGTGGCGGATGGGCGTGGCTCAGGTCCGACACGGACGGAACTGCGCTTACTAGTAATGTTTTAGGATCTCAGCCCATCCTCAGCGGAGGTTACCAATACCTCGCGTCCGGCAATGGCATCTCCGGTTTCACAGCATCTATGTATTACCCGGTTGATAGACTCCGCACGTCAGCATCTGAGGGCGGCTTAAGCAATCAAACAGATGCATATTTCGGATTTTCAGTTACAAGAACTTCCGGAAGCACGCGCCCAGACGCGTCGGTAGCCGATTCTCATAGATTATGGTATGCCGGCTTCGTCGACGATCCTGTTTCGGGAACACCCCCGTCTAAAGATGCCATTACTGGTTTCGATGCGTGGTCTTATGTATTCTCTCTCGACGATATTCGCTTAGACGCCAATGGTAAATATTTCTATGAGTCGGGATCCCGAGCAAACTCTTTGTCAGTTACGACTTCATCTTATGAAAATATGCTGAACGCACAATATAACCGATTTACAGCACCATTCTGGGGAGGCTTTGATGGGTTTGATATTCAGAAGCCGGATCCTCTGTATAACACAGGAATGGGCAACGGCCGCGATACGGAAGATACAAGCTATGCATATCACACATATCGAAGAGCTATAGATACAGTGTCTGATCCAGAAATAGTCGATATGAATTTGCTGACTGCTCCGGGTCTTACAACCGACAGCCTCACAGCGCATATGATTAATGTTTGTGAGGACCGCGGAGATGCATTGGCATTAATTGATCTTGCAAATGTATACATCCCACCAGCCGAAGCATACAAGAACAACAAGCAAGATCGTATAGGAACCACTCCAGTTAATGCAGCCACAGCTTTAAGAAACAGAAGAATTGATTCTAGTTATGGATGCACATTCTATCCGTGGGTTCAAACGCGCGACGAAAATAACGGCGCCCTGCTCTGGATTCCGCCAACAGTCGCAATGCTTGGTGTACTAGGTTCGTCAGAGGCCAAATCACAAGTTTGGTTCGCCCCCGCCGGATTCAACCGCGGAGGCCTTACAGACGGCGCCGCCGGCATTCCGATCACCAGTGTTACGGAGCGCTTGACATCCAAAAATCGTGATACGCTTTACGAATCTAGAATCAACCCAATCGCCGCGTTCCCATCCACAGGAATTGTGGTGTTTGGTCAAAAGACACTTCAGGAACGCCAGTCGGCCCTTGATAGAATTAACGTGAGAAGACTTGTTATTTACTTGAAGAAGCAAATCTCCATTCTTTCTACACAAGTTCTATTCGAACAAAACGTTCAAGCCACATGGACGCGCTTCAAGGGCCTTGTTGAACCGTTCTTAGCAAATACCATGGTTCAGTTTGGTATCACTGATTATCGTCTAATCTTGGATGAATCCACTACAACTCCCGACCTCATTGATCAGAACATCATGTATGCCAAGATCATGGTCAAGCCTGCCAGGGCTATTGAGTTCATCGCGATTGACTTTGTGATTGCTTCAACTGGCGCATCATTCGATGACTAATAGATGGGGAGATTTTTCCCCATCCTACTAATTATTTAAGACATATAACAGGAGTACCCAACAAATGCCATTCTGGTCAACAAACTTTCGCGAATCAACAGCCCTAAAAGATCCAAAGAGAAATTTTAGGTTTACAGTAGAATTTGGAGGCCTTGAAGCCGGCCAATCTCTGGTTTGGTGGGCCAAGACTGTATCAAAGCCATCCTTTAGCATTGCAGATTCAGAACACAAGTACCTTAACCACACCTTTTATTATCCTGGCTCTGTGACGTGGAATGAAATTACGCTTACTGTCGTGGATCCAGTCAACCCGGATGTAACAGCCACTGTTATGGATATTATAACTCAAAGTGGCTATACGCCGCCGGCGGATATGAACTCGCTAGGCACAATGTCTAAAGCAAAGGCCGCTGGTGCCCTAGGTACGATTACGATTACTCAAATCGATTCCGAGGGTCTTCAGTTAGAAACTTGGACTCTTTGGAACGCATATATTAAAGATGTTAAGTTTACCGATTTGTCATATGGTGATGATAACTTAACCGAAACAACGCTAACACTTAGATATGACTGGGCGCGCGTCGAAACCGCTAACCCCTCCGTTGCTGCAGCCGGTGTTGGTGGCAAAACCTTCTTTGGTGTCGCATCCTAACATTAACAAACATATATAAAGACAGAACATATAAAACGAGAGGTGTAAATTGTCTAGAAACAGAGATCGGCTGAAAGGCGGCGCACAAGGCCCCGACACAGCCCCTCCACCGCAAGTATTACAAGAAGGTGCTGAGAACAGTGGATTTTCATTCGTCGTTCCTACCGAATTTGTTGAATTGCCATCTGGTGGAAAATTTTATCCAGAAGGGCACCCCCTTCATGGTCAAGATAGCATTGAAATAAAGCAAATGACAGCGAAAGAAGAAGATATGCTAACTTCGCGTACGCTCCTTAAAAAAGGTGTTGCGTTGGATCGTGTTATTCGAAATATAATTGTAGATCGAAGAATTGATGTAGATTCACTGCTTATTGGCGATAAAAATGCGATTATTATTGCAACACGCGTTTCCGGCTATGGTAATGACTATACTACAAATACAACTTGCCCAGTTTGCATGAGCACTCAAAAGTATTCTTTTGATTTGAATGATGCAAGCATATATGAAGGCGACGATTATGAAGATTTGGGTGTTGTTGCCAATGAGGATGGGACATTTAACTTATTGTTACCAAAAACAGAAGTCGATGTAACCTTTAAGCTTCTCATAGGTAAAGACGAAAAATATTTAGCACAAGGCATGGAGATAGACAGAAAAAGCAAAAAAGGCGAAAAAGCCATTACAAGACAGTTAACCTATATTATACAAGCAGTCAACGAAGATACTTCTGTTGAAGCCATTAAGTATTTCATCAACAACGCTCCGGCAATGGATACGCGTCATTTAAGGCTAGCGTACCAAGCAGTTGCTCCAAACGTTGATTTATCACAGCATTTTGAATGCTCTGAATGTGGCCACGAACAGGAAATGGAGGTTCCGCTGACCGCGGACTTTTTTTGGCCTGACCGATGAGTACATGCAGAACATATATGAACAGTTTTTCTTCCTGAAATATTCGGGAGGCTGGTCATTTTCTGAAGCATATAATTTGCCCGTTGGTCTTCGAACATGGTTTGTTGAAAGACTCGTTAGGCAGCTAGAAGAAGAAGCTGAATCCATGAAAAAGGCTTCGCGGGGCGATAACACAAGATCCCAGACGCTATCGGCCCAAAATCAACCTCATACTCCGTCTCAATTTGGCAATTATAAGAAGGCAACCTGATGGTTGTCTTTTTTTATGAATAACTATTTATTTTAGACGATTAAGAGGTTTATTGAATGGCAGACATTGATCTATCAGCTCTTGAAGCAGCACTAGAGAAATTAACAGACGGCGGCGCTGATGTAAAAAAAATACGTCAGGAACTAAATGTTCTTTCGACGCAAGACCTAGAAAACCTGCAGCAGATGGCCAGCCTCCAAGGGAACGTCCGCGATGCCATGGCCGCGGAACTCGATTCTCGGGAGAGGATCAACGCTGTGGCCAAGATTCAAATCGATCGTCTTCAAGTTCGTCTCGACAAGATGGCCGAAGGCACCGAGCGCCAACAAGTTGAACTTGAACTGCAAAAAGCAATAATTGAAGATATTGAAAGAAGAAAGAAACTCGGTGAAGAAATAGATAAGAAAGAAGAAAAGCTATTAGAGAAAACAACAAAAAGAAAAGAAACATTAGAAGAAATTGTAAATCTCAAGAAGAAAGAAAAAGGACTACAAGAGGATTTAACTAAAAGCGTTACAAAAATGCTCGCCCTAAAAGAAGCCAAAGGCCCATTTAGTGTCGCAGGCATGAAGAAGATGGGTCAATCGTTTAGAAATAATATCGTCGCCGCCGGCGGATTCGGCAAAGCGATGAAAAAGCTCGGGCCCGCAATGGCAATTGCCGTTGCATTGAAGATGGTAGAATCCATGGTTAATTTGGCGATAGCCCTGTATGATGCCGAAAATGCGTTTATGAAAACAACTGGCGCCTCTGAAGGGATGGCCCGATCCGTAACCGAGACTTATGAGGAAACAAGAAAACTTGGCGTCACCACAAAAGAAGCCTTTAAAGCCA